TCCGAGTATCACAGTCACTAGCATTAGGGTGTTTAGCAGAGGCGGTTGTCCGGTACCTCCATCCCCGTCTTTATTACAACGGCGGTTTATCAACAAGATGCTAGTCCTTGCCAACAAACGTGCTTGATCGCTCAAGCGTCTTTTTTGCCTTTTATCCTTTTCAAACAACTAAATCGCGGCGTTTGCGATCCTCATCCCGAAGGGTAGTAGTTGAGTGCTCACTTGCGCGGTGAGTCTTCCATCCCTGCGCATTTCTGCCAGGTCCAGGGCACACGATATTAGCCTGTGCTAGCCTTAACTGCTTAGTTTGTCTTTGATATGAGAGCCATGAACACGAACTTGAATATGACCATTATAGTAGTCATCTGATTCTAGCACACGTCTTGCGAATTGTTCACGAGCCTCTATATAACTGCATTCTGATTTGGTTTTGCAATAATACAGTATTTCGCGGGAGAAATTTTCTATGCCTAATTGCTCGATGTCTTTGGAGAGTTCGGGTGATGAGCCGTAGTATGTTTGCCAGTCTGAATCTATTGTGCCTCTGATTTTCTTGCGCTTTTTGTTACCGTTTTTAAGTTTAACTATTCTATAAGTTGTTCGTTTAAATTTTGCCAGTTTTTTGCCTATGTACTTCCTGCCAGTTATGTTGTTTGTGATCAAATACACAAATCCTGCACAATCTTCAGGAAGTGTTTCTATTACCAGGGATTCATATAGCCACGACATACAGCATAATTATCCCTTTACCACTGAGTTGCATATTCTTCTGTGACTACTGTAGCAGCACATTTGGTTTGACATTCAATCCAACCGTATGTTTGAAACTCTTCTTGCCAGAAGTTGTCAGCAAGAACCTGCTGTAAATCCTGTGTGCGCAGGTTGTATTTGCGCCCTAATTTTGCCCAGGGCTGGTTGTGTTCGTAGCGATTAGCTACCCAACAACAGGGGTAAAAGTTGCCCTGTGCGCTGATATAGAGGCCTTTATTGCCAATTGAACACAAGGGCCGTACATTGTTTTGTACTTGACTGTCTGTGTAAAGTTGGCGATTTATGGGCCAAATTTCAGTGTTGCGTCCCGTGAAATCTGTAACGTCACGTTCAAAACGCAAGGTATTGCTGATCAAATCATCCCTGGGCTGCAGCTGATCTAAAGGGCCATAGCTAGGATAGATTTTATAGAACTTAGTGCTGCGTGTCAACTGAAAACGATCCATGCCCAAGTCTTGAGCCTGTGTTTTCATTTTTTCCAAATATTGCTCGTTGAATGAGAACGCAATTGCAGCCCAGACAATTTGGCAATTGCTTGCTGCTCGCAGTGTCTGAATACCAGTCATGATGCTGTGATAATTGCTGTTGACACGATACTGATTGTTGGACTCATCATCGTACCCATCAATACTAAAGTGTACACTGTCTTGCGAGGACAGCAATCCGCCTAGGGCATGCCACCAGTCAGGATCTTTGTAACTACCGTTAGTGACAATCACAATTTCAATACTGGGTTTGGTATTTTTAAAATATCTAACGACTTCTAAAAACTCATGTGCGTAGATAGGATCTCCATCGTCACCGCAGAATGTAAGTTTTTCTACATGTTGATGTATAAACAACTCGGGGAAGTTCTGCCAGAAAAATTCCAAATCTAGTTCAGTGTTTTTCAATCCTTCAGGTACTTCTTGTCGGGCGCAGCGAGGGCATCGCAAAGTACATTTGCTTGATATTTCAATATGCCAGTGCCAAAGTGCTAGACTCATACTGTTTCAATATCCGTGTTATAACTTGTGAAGCCGTTTTCTTTGACCACACGTAAAATATTTTCAACTCGTCCAGCAAGTTCATCGCGATGCGACACCAACCAAATACTCTTGCTGCGTTCACGACTCATCTTCTTCAGTAGCGCAAGACTGTTCTCAACACCTTGGGTGTCCATGCCTGAGTCAATCATCTCATCAATAAACAACAAGTTGATGGGACGATATAAACTTTCCCAGACATCGCGGAATGCCCAACTCATGCTCAGGATCAAACGATTACGTTCGCCACGACTTAAATTATCAAAGTCAAGTTCACGACCCAGTTCTTCAATTTGCACTGTGAGATCGTTTTGGAACACCACAGTATGTGGCAATCCAATCCTATCAAGATAGTGTGTGAGTCTGGAGTTGAGATAACTGAGATTCTGCTCAATGATTTTCTTGCGTATAAACGAATCCTTCTGTGTCAACAGCTTCAATAAAAATTCTTGATGATCCTGCAAACGTGTGAGTTCGTTTAAGGTATCATATTCAATGGTCTGCACAGCCTGTGCAGTCATGTCAGCAATTTGATCCACATAAGGATCAACTTCGTTTTGCTTGGACATGAGTTGACTCAACACATGCGCCATACTTGAGCGATGCTCATAGGCATCAGACTCTTGATCGTAAAACACCTGTGGCTGAGTGCCCACTGCACCAAGTGCTCGCAATGCATCAGTATGTTCCATCCATTGACCGTTGATAGACAAGGCCTGCATTGCAGATTCTTGTAATGCTTTCTTCTTTGTGGCCAATACCTGTTCGTGTTTACTGTCATGAAATGCCTGTCCGCAACTATGACAAGTATGCTTTTCAAGACTGGCAATCTCCGACTTTAACTTTTCAATATCCTTGTTTTCCCTGGCTTCATCTAGCTCACAGCGTTTGATCCAGGCTGTAAGATCGGCTATGGCTTTTTTCTTGACGTTGTATTCAGTCAATGCTTGATGTGCTTGCAACTCGGCTTCAATATCAACCTTGCTGAGTTCGTCATACGCTGCTTGAAATGCAGCAACATCTTCGTCACGTTTCTTTTGCCAGAGCGTCTGTCTACGCCGGGTAGCATCAATCTGTTCTTCAATGCGCTTGTTGGCTTCTTGTACAGCACGTATTCTGAATTCTTCTTGCTGTATGGCATCTTTGGTTTGTTTACTGTGCTCTTTGATACGATCAGCACGTTCACTTAGCAAAGTAATTCCCAATAGCTGTTCAATGATCATGCGCTGATCATTGGCCTTGAGACTTAAGAATGGTTCAGTATAGGTATTCAATGCCACAACATGTCGGAACATGTCATGACTCAATCCCAATAGACGTTCTATGGCATCTTGAGTTTCTCGTGAATCACCTTGAGCTTCGTCGTCGGCAGTTTTTTGTTCGTTGTCAACATAAAACTTTAAAATGTTAGGTTTGCGTCCGCGCTCAACACGATAGTTTTTGCCATCAATGTCAAACTCTAGACTCACCAACATATTCTTACCATTGGTTTTGTTGATGAGATTGTCTTTGCGAATGTTGGTCAATGCTTGACCATACAGGGCAAAGCTCAAAGCATTGATGATAGTAGTTTTACCAGTGCCGTTGCGAGAACCATCTCCACCTAGATCAAGATTTTCTCCCAGCACCAAAGTAAGATCACGACGGTTGAAGTCAACTGCCTGTGTGGCATTGCCCACACTCATGAAATTTTTAACTGTGAGATTTTGAAGTTGAATCATTGTTTTAATTTTTCCAGGAGATAATCAGCAAACACTCTATGCCCTTGTTCATCAGGATGACCATGATGTCTTAAACTTGCTTCATCTTTTAATTTTAAACCCTTTCCCAGCACAAGTCTATTCATAGAGAAGTTCCAAGGTTCCAGTATATAAGGATCGGCTTCGGCCTCGGCCATAAGCGTGGACAAAAACGGACTGTCGTACCCTACTTTGCCATCTTCGGGAAACTTGTCTGGGTTTATAAAAATCAGATATTGAATATCATGACTACGACACCACCCGGCAAACATCAACATATCTGTGAGCAGTTCTGTAACTGCAGCTTCGGCATGATAGTGTATGAGCCATTCACGATAAAAGTCTTTGACTCGACGATCAGCTAACTTGTGAATGTCAGGTACAATGGTATCAATTAGCCCCTTGATACTCCAATCAATTTGTTTGTGGTCAACTTCAACTGTATGAAAGTGTCCATCATTGCCATTGGCCGGCAGCCATGGTTGCCAAAGTTCATTGCGAGCCAGGAATGTCATGCCAATCAACACCACAATGTCTGAGTCTCTTTTTTGGCACTCTATTAGATCTCTAATTGATGTTCTAAAAATTCTACGATTGGTGGACCCTTCGGTGCCACCGTACACAAGCTCGGCACCAAAAGCCTCAGATACCATCTCAGGATAAATTTTATGACCTTGCCCGGGCAGCCCTGGACTGCAAGAATTGCTGTACACAATCATGTTAGAGTTCTTGATAGATTTTCAACAGAAGCTTTGAATCGTAGAATTCAGATTCAATGTTGGTGAGTTGATCAACAACAATCTGATCAACCGACTCAAATTTTATTTCACCGGGTGCCATGTCAACATCTATGGCAGCACTCTTGTTTGGGATCAAAGCCATCTCACGCAGGTGATAGTCTTTGATAAATGTTTCTTTGATAAAGTTTGCTTCTTCATAGCTGATATCTATGTCAAGCTCAACTCTAACATGCATATTCTTGGCCAACACATCAGGAGCGTTGTTGATGACATCCGACAGTCTCAACACACGATAGCGAGGTTGATCGGGCCAAGCATGATATTCGGGCTCTTTGCCCCATTCAATGATCATTGCACCACGTTCGTCATCAAAGTTATCGGCAAAGTTATGTGGGAAGCAGTTGCCAATGTAGGTGATGTTTTTGTAAGTCTGACGTTTGTGGAAGTGACCAGAGAACACATGCCCAATGCCACCAAAGTCTTCGCGTTTGATTTCACCATGATCCGGCATTTCAACCATGGCATTCATTTTAAAATGCGGTAGCTCAAAGTGCCCAAACATGTACTTGGCTGATAATTTTGGTATGCGTTTGTAGTCTTCGCCCACTAACCAAGGGGCCACAATAACATCACCGCTGTGTAACCAATCATTACAAATGACCACATTCGGTAAATGTTTAGCCCACTCAACACTTTGGACATCACGTTTATCACGATAATATAAGTCATGATTGCCAGGAATGAAAAACACACGATCGAAGTTGTCGTTGAGATGTTCCAGAGCACGGAGACTATAGTTAAGAGTGACAATATTGATACTAGCACGATGGTTATGCCAATCTCCAAGAAACATAGCTGTTTCACAATTGTTTTCCTTTGCTAGTTTGGTTGCCCATTTGACAAAATTCAAACAGTCATCGTTGTGAGTTTGACTGTTTGATTTCAAGCCAAAGTGTATGTCAGTGAATACCACTGCTTTTTTAAATAGATTCATAGTTGTCAATTATACACACAATTCTGCTGACAAGTCAAGCCATCATTTGATTACTTGGCGAAATTTATTGGCGTAGAGTTGATGAGTATAAGGTCCGGGATGCACTTGGTCATCGCCTAAGTCGGGAAAATCACTGTAACCATAGTCAAATTTTCCTAGATAGTTGTGGATAAGTTGTTGTAGATAAAAATCAAAAATACCTTCTTGGCAGTCGTCGCCCATGACTTTTTGAGTGAGAACATATAATTTGACACCAATCTCATCACAACGATGCTGTGCTTGCTTGATCCAATGCAAGTGCTCAACGATGATTTGATAGGGAAATTGATGCCGCACAAACCAATTCAGATTTTCTTTGTAATCAGCAACATCGTGTAATACCGGAAATACTTTTTTGATCAATGACCGATCAAGGAGAAAGTTTGGTACCCAATTGGTTTTCTCTTCATATGCCCCAAGATTGAAAAACGCATAGTGATTGGGATCCACAACAAAGTCATTGGTAAACTCATAACGGTTGATACTGGGCATTAACCAACACACTATGTCTCCGGCTGTGAGATCAGCACTTAAAATTTGCCGAGCTTGCCAGTCAATACTACCCCCGGGGTGCGCCAAAAAACTCACTGACATCTCTAACTGCTGTGCCAGCGATACTCCCCAACGTTGATCCTGTTCAACTCCAACTCCAGATGTAAAACTATCTCCCACTGCCCAGAGTTGATTGGAGAGTCCCTCGCCAGAGGTACATCCACAGCCCACAGCCCAGAGTTGATTGTCTGCGCCATTGCGCCCTGCCACTGCTGCAAAAATATTCAACGGGTCAGTTGATTGAACTTTGAAGTTTTCAATGTTTTTGTGATAGGAATATTTGAACAACAGATGTTCGGTGATGGGCTGAATGGAGTCATGACTCCATTCATCTGGGGGAAAATAATAAATTTTGTCTGCTTGGCTTATTGCCTGTTCTAACAATTCTAAATCTTGTAGATCTGCTAGACTTGTGTACCACACGTTAAATTTTTGATCTAAGAATTGTTTGAAGTTAGTTTTAACCAACAGTTGCGCACCAGGCCACAACTGTTGGGCTCGCGCAGACAAAGACCCATCGCGATCACCAATGCATAGTGTCAGCATTATTCCTCCTGGGTCACCGCACCAGATTCACCAGTACGTCCGGCAAATTGACGAGTCCAAGAAGGATTCAAGCCGTTTATTTCTAAAATATCATCACGTATGTTTTGCATTTTCTTTTCAATGTTCAAGATACGAGTAAAGCTATTGGTGATGGCAGCAGTGTAATAGGCAAACGGATTTTGTGATTTTGATTCGTCAAACTGCAAACCAATCTGACTGAGTTGCAACAAGGCCTGTCCGCGCATTTCTTCGTTGTAAGTATAGCCGCGCCAGTTTGATCGTGTGGCATAGCGTTCACACAGCTTCATAAACATCAAGGCCAGCTTTTTGGTCATTTGTCCGTGCTCTTTGCAGAATGTACCCTTCTCCAAATCACCTTGCCAGTGACTCTTGCCCACAACAAATGGTTGTTTGTTTTCGTCAATTCTGTAGTGCCAGAACGGTGGGAAGTTAACACGCATGTGAGCCATGTCTACTACTGGTTCATCAACTAAGTCATCAACCGTGGGCTCGTCTACGATTTCAAACAGTTCTTCAAGGCTGGCTTTCTTTGCCGCAGCTTTGGTGATTTTTTTGGGAGCCTTGGGCACATGTTCCCAAGTCATAATTCTAAAAACCAAATCAGTGTTGGGGATTTTTTTGGGATCAACAACTTCGCCAGTTTCACGTTTGATGCGATCTGCACGATTACGTCGAGCTTCGGCCACAGTTTTTTGATTGATTTTTGCCACACTGGGCAGGATCATATCAAACTGATGATCAGTCACTGGATCAACAAACGAGCAGTAAGTGTTTTTTGAAAAATGTATTTCTTTGAGTATGTCGCGATTGTTTAGATAGTTGACGCGGGGCGCCGTGCGTGGTATGGTTACAGACACAGATGTTCTCCTAATTGTGTACTTATTGTAGCATTTTTACAACAATTGTCAACCATTTCTTAAACGTAGCCGTTTATTTTTTGATTAAATACACAAACAGGAACAACTATGCCTTATATCAGTGAAAACGGCCAAACTAGGTTTGTAAGCCAAGCAGAATTTGAAGCTTTTAACGAAGCGAATGGAATACCAGGCCCCCCGCCACGTCGTGGTAGATCAACAAATTCTACCACAGCACCAGCTGGCGGCGAAGTCACAGATTTATCTAGCCCCAACAACGGACTTACAGGTAAAGAACGTCGTGCGCTGGTAGCACAACAGCAGGCACAAGTATCATCTGAACTTACGTCAGTTTCTGTAACATTGGCGCAAGCTAGAACCGGAAAGATAAGTCTTAGTCCCCAAGAAGTTGCCAAGTTAGAAGCTAGACAAAGCCAGTTAGGCGATAATTTTAACCAACTTGAAAACGGACAGCCCGTTACAGATGGATCTTTGGAAGGTGGTCGTGCTGCGCAGAAGATTTTAAATCCCAACACTTCAAACACTTCACCTGATCAACCACTGCCAGCTACATCAGAAAAAACAGCCAACAACAGCAACGTAGATCCCAACGCTGGATTTGTTCCTCAGTCCAACCGCACTGGTGCAGTGCCCACGCCTGAGTTTGAAACAAGGCCACTGGCACCCACCGAAGACGATGCCATCAACCAAGCAGTAAACGAAGCTCGTGCAGCGCGACAAGTACCAACAAGTGAGATAGCGCAGTCACCTACAACACAAACTGCTCAACAGGCACAGCAAGGTGGTACACCAACACCTACTCCACAATTTGTTCCTTCCTACAATTTTGCTGACAATGCTCCGCTTGAACAAGCACCACAGGAACAGCAAGGTGCAGTGTTTGAT